TTGTCTGATGCATCTTCTAATTCTTTTTTCAATTCGTTCCACTGTGTCGTGTCTTTAACTTGTAGTTTATTACCATACTTATCCAGTAAATCACCACTCTTTACTAAGTCAAGAAATATAGATTTATTCTTTCTTTTAAATAAGTCGTCCTTCTTCATTGCTGCCTCCAATATAATATCATCAATTGCTATTATACTTTCTGAGACTTGTTTGTCAAGGGATAAATGTTTGAAAAGTGCATCCCCTAATTCTTGACCGAACTCTGTATCTGATGGATAGTGAACACCACCTAACATTCTAGACTGACCAATGTAATCTCCTATCTTCATAATTTCCATACGATGTCTCATAGGTACATTGTCTGCAAGATATCTTGCCATAAGTCTACCTTGTGTTGCATGACCAGATGGATATGATGGAGAGTTTGCAGTCTTTAAAGGAACAATTGTAAATGCAAGTTGTCTCTCAAAGTTCATTTTAGATGCAAGTTTGTATGGTCTTACTCTGTTATAATGTAGTTTAAGTTCTAAAATGATTGGAGAGGAGTTATCTACGAGTTTTTTCGCCTTGTCAATGAGTCTTAGGTCTAGTTCGTTCTTCTTAAAATACCTTTTAAATGGTAACTTTATCTTCTTATCTACCTCTAACATGAAGTCTTTTGCAACTTCCATGTCTCTATCTGCAACCATAGATTGCAGAATCAAGAGTTCTTTTCTTACCTCTTCACTATCATTTTTTGGGAAAGGTCTAGACTTCCACTCTTCAACTTCAAAGTCTTTAAATGCACCTTTATCACTCTCCAACCTTTTTTTCTTTTTAGGTGGAAGTGGTGTATTGTGCCCTAGACTATTGAGGTCTTCTTGAAATTGTGTAAATGTTCGCATAAATTATTTCCTTCGTTTAATACTATTTATGCAAATAAAAAAGGGAAACTCTAGAAGTTTCCCTTAGTAGCAATTTACTGTGTAGGTTAATGTGGAGATTATCTACTTACAGCGGAAGGACGCTAATCGACTCTATTTTTACCCATACGACTCCACTGGGTATCATTTTTGTAATCTGTGTTGATGAAGATATTCGTCATATTCAGCAATCTTATCTTCTAAGATTTGTTGACGATTTTCATTCTGTTTGAGTTTTCTGAGTTGAATGAGTTCCTTCTTCAACCTAACTTTCTGTTGAAGAATATCAATGACAGTGTGTCCTATCAGAACACCCTTGTCCGAACTCTGTTTATCTGTACCCATCATAAAAACATTAACAATAATGCCCCTAATATTAAAATTCCAAAGAATGCAATCTTACGATTTACACTCTGTCTATACTCACACCATTCTAAATATGGCAATGCATCACGACCAATCTCTGGTAAAGGTGGTCTACTAAAGTATTTATGTCGTTTTCTCTGTCGTTTATTGTTAGAAATTACACTAATCATACAACACTCATCCCATTTCTAAGTAATTTTAATTCGTTTATTGTGTCTCTTGCAGTCTTGTGTTTGATACCAATACCACCAGCTTTAACCCAAGCATCGATATTTTTACCTCTATCATCAATCAAAACACTACCTTTTTGAGCAAAAGCTGCCTTTTGAGCACCACTCATTGTGCAAGTAACAACAATAGTAGGGTCAACCCACTGTTTAATCCACTCATGTTTATCCCAAACTACCAACTCTCTGTTAATAACACCAGCTGCAGTTAGGATTTCTAGAGGCAACCCAGTATGTTTTAGGTAACCCATTAACTCCCACATATCTTTCATAGGTGGAAGATTTCTAAACAACCTTTTGTTGGTCAATTCTTCTTTTCTTCTATCATATTCAGAATGACCAGCATCATCAGAAGTTAATTTCATTCCGATCATATTCTCAACACCCAATGCAAAGTCTGTTAAGACTCCATCCATGTCGATAAAAATTCTTTTCACTTTTACTTTATTCTCTAACATAATTCTTTAAACTTTTTAGGAATTCTTTCATTAGAAATTCCTTTGTTGCAACCACATAATCCTCTACTGATGCATATGGTTCCTCATTCCAAGTTCTTCTCTCAACACAATTTTCTGTGTACATTGTCTGACAAAAAGACTTAAACTCTGGTGTATCTACTAATTCCATGTTCATCTTAAGTAGTCAGGCCCATATTGTCTCATCCCAATAATAGGATAAGGTGCCTTTAGAAGGTTACCTCTTGGTGCATTCAATGCTGGTGTTTTCCATCCAGCAGCTTTTAGAATATCACCTTCTCTGAAAGTGATTCCACCAACACCTTTGGTAAATTCTTTTGCATTAATAAAACCCCAAACTGACTTTTGATTACCACTATCAGTGATAATTTTAATGTATTTCTGACCCGCATAAGATGGGTAAGTATTGTACTCTGTCAAGTTGGGAAACTGGTCAAAATGTGCTTTGTTTATATCTGCACAAAGTTTTTCAACAGCATCAACTAACTCTTTACTAACTTTCATATAATCTCCTTTAAAAAGAGTACATAACCCGCAACAGTCCCATCTTTACTCAATGGATTAACCACTATAGCCTTAAGGCAGTGGTTCCAGAGTGGGTTATGTACTATCAAATTCATATGGCTATTATACTAAAAAGTGTACCCATAGGTCAAGTTTAACCATGTGGGCCAGGTCTTGACATAAGATTATCATAAACTAGATGCATTAAAAGGTCTCTCATTGAGTCCATATCCCAATGGCCTTTACAATCTTTACACCATTTACATTTTTTGAAAGCAATCTTATGGTCAATCATAGCTTTTTTGACATCATACATTTTGATACCATAGTCAAAATTTACTGCATTACAAACAGCATCATCGTCCATAGCATCAACAATGTCTATTGCATTGTCTACTATCATGTCGTTTATTGGATGACTCATAATTCATTTCTCCTAATTGATACTACATTATACAAAAAAATGTACCCTAGAGTCAACTCTAAGGTACATTTAATTTGGTGGAGCTGATAGGAATCGAACCTACGACCTACTGGATGCAAACCAGTCGCTCTCCCTACTGAGCTACAGCCCCCTAAAAATAGTTAAAATTAAGATTATATCTGAATTTTGTATTGGTGCAATTTGTAGAGCAATGTGGTTTAGTAGAGTCAAATTCTACCCATCTATTTGCAACACTTTCCACCTTTGTCCCATCTGAAAATTGGGTATATCCATCATTAGAATTGATATAAAACAATGCAGTTTTACATGGATAATCTGAGTCTGTATGTGGTGGATGCACCTGTAAAGTGTCGTTCTTTGGATATGCATTTGCTTTAATTCTGATTAATGATTTAATGTCTACCAACTGCATTAAAGGAAGAAGTAGATTAAGACCTTCTGCATCTACTGGTTGATCGTTATCATAGAACATATGAGTCATAAGAATTTGTTCAGTATCACCCCTTTCAACTATGCCTGGCTGAATATGCCATGTCATTGCATCACTCATAATGAATTGTTGAATTCTTTCAAATTCATACTTGGTCATAAAGTTATCTTTTATAATCATTAGAATGGTGCCTCGTCTCTGGTAAAATCGTGTGCCATATTTCCAGCAACAACATATCGTTTTTTATCATTTGGTTGTTTAGGAACTTGATGGTATAGGTGAGATTGAAATAGAATGAGTCTACCAGTTTTTGATGGTATACTTAATGCAACATCATCGATAACTCTTCTTTCATCAACCTTTTCTTCTACTTGTCCTTCCATTATAGATGTTAAGTTACTAGGAAACTGCAATGGTGGTGCAGTTTCTTCATCTTCTATGTAAGGATAATACACCCAACTCCAAACTGCTGGAAAGTGTCCATGTGCTGGTGCATAATCACCTTTGTGATATCTCATACCCCAACAATGAGTATAAGTTCCAACAAAATTAACACCAAATCTAGATTCACTAATTTCTGATGCGACTGCACCAGCCCAATCCATTAATTTCTGAAATTCTGGTGGGTCAAATGTTTTCCATCCAGTAAATGTTGATACCTTTGCATTGATACTATCGTATCCACCAACACCCTTATTGTCTAAATCATCAATTACTTTGATAAGGTCAGAGTTTATCTCCATGATAAGGTCTGGGGCATCAATAACATGAATCAATGGATGGTCTGTAACATCTATCTGATGGTCTTCTCTATTATTCCACATTATAAAAATCCTTCCAAACTTCCTCTACCATATTTAGACTCCACTTTTGACACATTACTTTCATTGAACTCTGTCTGAGTTCCATCATATTTGAAAGGTATATCTGATGTAAAAACCCAGTCTTTAGAATTAGGTTCTAAGACTTTCCATTCAAGAGAATCATCTTTAGGATGATTCAATGACCATTCTACAGTAGAATTCTTTAAATACTTTCTATCTTTTTTAGTCATAGGATAGATGTATCTAAATTGTTTACCAAATACTCTCTTCAATCCTAATTCAATTCTTTGTTCAAAGTTTGGTCTATGACCATACTTCAATCCTTCTTCATTGGGTAATTGTCCCTGTATGGTTCTAGGATGAACCTTCTCACCCTTTTCAGTAACATACAAATCTGTCCATGAAAATCCACCATAAAGAAAGTTAGATGCTTGATATACATATCCAACCTTTCCTACAATACCATCTGCCCAAGTAAACAGATATTTTATATCTGTATTTTCCTTACACCATTTAATGATAAGAGATAGTAATTGTGATTCTGAGTTTCTCAACATCTTATCATCCATACACATCTTTCCTATTTCAAAATAGTCTTTTGTATCTAATTCTGGAAATAGTTTTTTGATGGTATGTTTAGGTCTGGTTCCCCAACCTAAAGTTAGAACTCCAACTAATTCATCATCAACATAACAACCTAACCACTTCTTGGTTAGTTTTGGCATTATTGGTGAATAATGTCTATCTTGAATGAATAGTGTCCCAACACGATAATCTACTTCTTTTATTATCATATATTCCAACCATCTGTCTTCTCCTCACTAATTCTTTTTCCTGTATCAGAGTTGTCAAATGCTGGCCCAGCATCATGTAATTCATCTTGTGCAGACTGTTCACAATCATACAACTTCATACGACTTCTGTCCACACCAATTACAAACCTTCTGTAGTATGATGGGTCATTGTATCGATTCTTTAATTGTTTTACCATTATCTGGTCTAAGTCTTCAAGTTCTTCTGTAGATATCAATGCAAGCATCAAGTCAGCAGTTGCTGGTAATCCAAAAGATTCTGATGTATCTTCGAGTCCAACATCTGTTGATGTGAATCCAGTTCTGTTTGTTTGTGTTGCACTCATGACTGGAATGTCATGTTCTACTGCAAGTCCTCTAACTTCTTCTGCAATACTTTTAACATAGGTATATGTGTTTGCATTACTGCCAGGCTTAATTCTTGATGATGCACATATGTTTAGATAATCGATATAGATTATATCTGGAACAAAATCTTTTTTAAGACTTAACTCTTGTAATAGATGTCTAAAGTGTCCAGTATGTGCAGCTGCTGTTGGGTATTCTTTGACTACCAACCTACCAACTGTCTTATCTCTAATAGATTTAATCTTTTTATCATACATGTCTTTTGGTAAATCTGAAAGGTCTTGTAATGGAACATTCATTAAGTTTGCATCTATTCTTTCTGCAATCTTTTCTTCACTCATTTCCATCGATATGTAAAGTACATTCTTACCCATCATGAGATTGTTGGCTGCACAATGACACATGAATAAGGATTTACCAACCCCAGTTCCAGCCATTATGATATTTAAAGTCTTGTTGGGCATTCCACCCTTTGTGATTTTGTTAAGTAGGTCTAAATCGAATGGAAGTTTTTCTTCTTCTGTATGATAGAAATCATATCTTTGGTCAGCATTTTCCATCCAGTCATGACCAATATGTTGGTCAAAAGATACTGCAAGTGCATCCTTAAGTAACTCTGGAATCTCACCTTTACTTCTCTTTGAATTCTTATCCAAGATAGTAATAGAATCCATTACTGCATTATAAACTGCTCTATCTTTACACCACTTCTCTGTTTCATCTAATAGAAACTCTTCTGGTGTTTCTTCTGTTGATGATTTACATTGAGATACAATGTGTAATGCACTGGATAGTTCATCTTGATTGAGACCACTTGCCTCATTCATCTGAATAGTTAATGCTTCATGAGTTGGATTTTGATTATACTTTTCAAAGTATGATTTGATATTAAGAAAGATTAATCTCTCTTCTCTCTCAGAAAAGAACTCATCCCTTATATAAGGAATAACCTTACGAGTATATGTATCACTTGTAAAGAGATTCTTAAGTATTAATAATTCTAATCTACTCTGCATCTACTTCACTTTCAATTTCTTCTACTTCTGCACCATATCTAAATTCTTTCTTAGCACATTCATCTAATTGTTCTAAGATTTCTGGTGTAAAATAAGTTTCTGGATTGTTGTTAATGGTTTTTCCAAACTGAGTTTTACCATCTGGAAGTTCAATCCTTGTTGATACTTGTTTAAAGATACCATACTTAATTGCAAGTTCCAGAAGTCCATAATATCTAGATAATCCCTTATCATAAGTCAATCGAACATCGACCATTTTGTTTTCTACTGTGAGTCGAGATTTCCAATTCCTACAATGAATGATATTACCTATAACTTCTGTACCTTCTTTTTCTTTTCTCTTCGATAAGAATACTACACTAGAGGCTGCATATTTAAGACCACTTCCACCACCCATTTCTTTCTCTGGGTATAAGGAACCAATCTTATCATAGGTATGGTTCGTAACAATCATAGGGACACCTACCTTTCCTAGTTTCAAAGTCAATACTCTGAATGCACCTTTGGTTACTTGTGCCTTCGTCATATCACGAACCATCTTTCCAGACTCTACATCTGTTACCTCTTTTTCAGTTGATAACATACCTAATGAGTCCAGAACAAATAATAGTTTCTGGTCTTCTTTTCGTGTCTTATCGTATTGGTCTAGTATACGAACTGCTTCAGTTCTAAACTGCTCAATCGTAACTACTGGGACAATCATAATCCTTTTAGGGTCAATACCCCTTTCGACTATAATATCTTTGGTTAATGCAGATTCACTCTCAAAGTAAATAACTGCACTATCTGGATTGTCTTCCAGAAATCTTTGACATATTCCTAGTGCAAAAAAAGTTTTACCAGTGGAAGATTCACCTGCTAATGCAGTAATCTTGTTTGATGCAAGTCCACCATATATCGAACCACTTAAAAGTGCATTCAATATATATGAACCAGTGTCTAGATAACCATCTACATCACCAGCAACGATACCATCGTCTACTACTGATGCAAGATCATTACCACTTGCTTTTGCAAGGTCTTTCAATAAATCCATAATAAATCCTCAAATATAATACTATTATACCACGAGTCCTTGTTCTGTCAACCAAGTTCTGTTGGCCATGTGTTGTTCTTCAACTAGGTCTTTGTTTTCACCATTATAAGGTACTGCATGGTGGTCTTCTATACTCTTGTCGTTATAACATTCAGACATATCTGGGTTATAAATTCTACCAAGTATTCTACCAAATTTTCCTTTTTCAGTTGACTCTACCAATACTGAATCGTATTTTGCAACCCAGTCCTTGAAGTATTGTTTGGATGCAAGTCCAAATTTCTTTTCTTCTAGGTCTCTGGTTCTAGATTCTGGAGTATCGATTCCAGTCAGCCTTACTCTACCTTTATATAAGATGTCAAAGCCCAAATGTAATGTTACATCACATGTATCGCCATCTACAACTCTAGTGATATCCGCTCTGTAAATGTGTGGGTTCATTTTTCTCTCCTTAAATTAAGAAGGAGAGAATCAGTTACCCAAAAAAATCCTCTAAGGAAGATGTTGGTTCTGTTGACCACCCAATCTTCTCTAGTATCAATTTAAAAGGTTCTATGAATGACTTCTCGAATTGCAAATCATAATCTATGTATTTTTCTAATTCAAACTCCTTCGGTAAAGTATTTATAAAACCAATGACATTCTCGGTGATAGGATTCGGTATTTTTAGATAAACAAACTTCATCTTCTCACCATTGTTAATTAATTGATACACCAATTCCTTTCCATGTTTTTTGACATGATGGTTGTATAATAATGATGCACGAACATGGATAGGTGTTGATTTCTTATAAATTGTTTTAGAGTTTGCATACTCAACAACACCATTTACCCCTCGTGGAAAACCAATATCTTCTATTGGTTGTTTTTTAAACTCTTCTCTTGCATCCTCTACAAACTTATGAACTGCACCCTCATCACCTTCCATAACAACCTTAAGTGCATCCTCTAACCTACCACGAACCCATGCTGGTGTAGAAGACTTTGCAGTTTCTATACCCATCAACTTAAGTTTAGGTTCTTTTAATCTTACACCTTCGTTATCATGAACATTAAGGATGTATCTTTTCTTTGCAGTCCAGATACCTTTGTCTGCAATTACCTCACGACCCATAACCATCTTGTTTTGATATGCATTAGTATAATCTGCAAGGTCTGTATAACATTTATTAATAACATCTTGCATCTTACCACTTGCAACCTTATCTAAAAAGTCAATCGGATTTTTGGGATTAACCTTATCGACTAATGCATCAAATCTTACATAGATTGAATCAGTATCAATTGCAACTACATAATCGTCTTCTGTACCCAACAATTCATTTAGGTACATGTTAACTGCATGTTCGACCCATTTAATTGCAAGTTGACCACTTGTAGTTACTGCTTCTGCCATCATCAAATCGTAGTACCTAAACCACTGATTTCCAATTGCACCATAAGCACTGTTCAAAGAAATCTTACGAACCATTTGGTTATTATATGCAATTGCAATCTCTCTGTTTAGATGTTTCTTATGTTCTTTATCATCTGAGTCTTCATATTCTCTCTGCAACTCAATCATCTTATTCTTCCATTGAACTCTCTCATCATATAAAGATTCGAGTATCTCTGGAAGAAACCCTTGTTTATTCTTTCTGAATCTTGCACCATTAGGACAAACTGCAAGGTCTTTACTATCAAATTGTATGTTCTTATGCAACAACTCATCAACTTCATGTTTAGTACCAGACTTATCTAATTGTTCTGGACTGATGTTGTACTGCATAATCAAATGTGGATACAGACTGTTTAAGTCAAATGATACTACCCATTCATGCATACCAACTTGTGGTTCTTTAACATATGCACCAGTAAACTTTTGAGATTTCTTACCAGATGCTTTTGGTGGAATAATGATGTTCTGTTGTCGTAATCTATTCCAAATGAGTAAGTCCCAATACTTAACTTGACCAAAAGTATCACCATAGTTACACTTTGCAGTATACGCCATTTGAATCATTAAAGACATTAGACCTAACTTATTATCAAGTCTTTCTACCAAGTCCACATCACGAACATTATACTCTAGGAACTTTTGGTAATTCTGTTTATAGAATAAGTGCATTGCACCAAACTCAGAATAATCTAACTTACCTTCACCAAGTTCAATTTGTGCAATGTTTTCTAATCGATAACTATCTCTGTTTTTAAATGTAAACTTCCTATAGAGTTGTAGGTAATCTATCACTTCTACACCCATAAGGTCATAAGTTTGTTGTTTTTGACCACCTAAACCAAAACTATCCCACTCTCTTGATGAAGTGATGTTCCAAGGCGATAACATATCTGCATGTCGTCCATCAATCATTCTGGTGATACGATTCATCAAATATGTAATATCAAATGTTTCAACATTCCAACCAGTAATGATATCTGGCATGATTTTACGATATTCATCTAAGAAAGTCTTAAGAAGATGAACTTCATTCTTACATTCAAAGTAACGAATATTCTTATCACCATGATTCCAAGGCTGTGTTCCAAAAACATACTTGGTAGGTTGACCAAATATTTTAAATGTTATTGCATTGATTGGTTCTGGTGCAACGATAGGTTCTGGAAATCCATGTTCACACTCACACTCAATATCGATGTTCATGACTTTAATATGTCTGAAACTCCATTCAATATCTTGTGGAAATGTTTCTGTTACCCATGCATATTCATATCTATCCATACCATAGATATCAAAACCTTCAACATCCTTATACTTATCCATGAATGGTCTAACACCACTCATGTTGGTAAACTTTTTGGGTTCTAGGTTTTGACCAGTGATACTTCTGAATGAACTATCACGATTGGTAGGAAGATATAATGTAGGTTTATATGGAATTCGTCTGGGTTTGTTTACACCATCCTTGAATTCTCTGACGAGAATCCAGTTCCTATATCTTTGGACATTTGTATAAAAGTGCATATATTCAGTATACTACGATACTGGTATTTGTCAAGGAATTTTAGGTGTAGTGAAATGACCATCTAACACCATTAATCTATCTTCTGCCTCTGCAATCTTATTGACTTGTGTATCTATTGCTTCTAAGACTTCTGGATGTTCTCCAATACCTACTGGATTGGAAAGATAGATGTCGATGTTTGCCTTTGCTTCGGCAATTTGACCTTCGTACTTAAGACGAAGTGCTTTTAGGATGCTTTCTTTCATGTGATTATCTTTTGTGTTTCTGGTGGAGTAACTATCTTACCCATTATTGTTTGATACTGATTCTTTAAACCTGTCTCTGGGTCTGAACTCCAAACTACATTCTTAAAGTTAATGTGGACACATTGATTATCAGATAATTGTGCATAAGGCATCAATTGAATTCTAATTTTCTTTGGGTCTTCTTCTTCTGGTTGTGCAAACACAAATAAAGGTTGATTAATATCGAACTGAGCAGATGAAGAGAATTCCTTAGAATTCACTTCACCTATAATAGTTTCTCCAGTTACTAATTGAAATAATTTTATCATACTTCTTCTAACATTGTCATCAATCGTTCTGCACGATTGGTTACTTGATTATACCATCTTGAATCACGACCTTCAACAGCTGCCTGTTTCCAATCGTTTCTTTCAATTGCAGATTTAAAGTTCTTAAACTTACTGAGTCTTGTCATACCCATGTTAAATGTCATGTTGACTAGAACTCTTTGAACTTCATCTGGATAATGTTCTAAATCTGGATAAAGTTTTCCACATTCCTCTACATGTTCTGCAAAGTCATGTTCCCATACTTCATCCACTCTTTCTTTAGGAACTGGTGTTCCTACTGGAAAATCCTTTTCTGGATCACCATCTTTGACTAAATGACCTATGCCAAATGTTGCAAGTCCTAGATGGTCGTTATAAATTTCGTAGACGACTCCTTCGTCTCGAATAATTTCTTCTTTAAGTTTGTTCGGATTTTTTATCATCTTTCAATAACTCCACGGCTTTTTCACCTTGTTCTTCTAATAATTCGATAAGGATATCACCCATTAACTGGTTGAATTCCTTATCATCGGAAATAGTATCTCGAAGTTCTTCTGGACAAGCCCGAACTGCACGAGTAAAGTTTATCTGAGGTTGTTCACCTTCCTTAACTGGAAGTAATTGTACTTCCCCATAAGTATAGACAACCCCAGTATACTTCCCTTCGCATATTTGAATACCTTGTTCTCCAACAGTGTTTTCTACAAGTTTATATTCAATCATGTTACTGAGCTTTGTAAACTTCGTTTACGATTTTAGACTTTAACTGTCTTTGGTCTACATCAACACCAAGTTTCCTACCTTCTATAGCTAATTGAGCTTTGGTAAGTTTACCTAGTTTTGCTTTAGACACCTTCTGAACTTTTGGTTTTGCACTTGGAGCTTCTTCTACGACTGGTGTGTCATTGAAAAACTCACAAATTGCATTCCAAATTCTCTTCAAAAAATCCATAACAACTCCATAGATTAATTAATTTACTTCCCCATCGTCTTCTTGTAAGACTGTATGGGCTGGTTGTGGTGGTTCTGGATGTTCGTTTGCACCAATATCATCCACATAGATTGGTTCTTGTGGATTATTTTTGCACCATTCCAAAACATTCTCTGGAGTTGAAACTTCATATGGATCGGAATCCATTTCGTCTCTAATACCAGCTTCTTCAAACATTTGAACTACTCGTCCATTTCTGATTACGGCTGCATATCTCCAAGACCTTTTACCAAAACCAAGATTCTCTTTGGATACTAACATACCCATGAATCTTGCAAATTTGCCATTACCATCTGATAATGGTTTTACTTTATTAACTTCTTGTACTGCAAACCAAGCTTGCATTACAAATCCATCATTTACTGATGTACAATAAATGTCATCGATACCACACTCTTGGAATTGGTCATGCAATTCGTCAAAGCCTGGCAATTGTTTTGTTGAACATGTAGGAGTAAAAGCTCCAGGCAATCCAAATATAATCACATTCTTATTAGTGAAAACATCTGCTGCTGGAATAGTTTTTAAGTCTCCTGTTACATTAACAAAATTCAAATCGTAGGGTATCTGTTCCCTAACTAAAGTATTACTCATAAATTGTTCCTCTGCGGTAAAATAGTTAAATTAATATTCATATATCTATAATACCACAGAAGTCCAATCTGTCAACTAAAAAATTTAACTTTCTGAAAGAAATTCTTTAGTATCTACAAACTCCAATACTTGAGGTTTGTCTTCCTCTGGTATTACTTTTACCATAGGTATATATAGTATTCCATTTCGGACACTAGGGTTTGATACTTCAACATCGTCTGCAAGTACCCAAGTTCTTCTGAACTTACGAGTTGCAATACCTCGATGGATAGTTTCATCATCAGAACCTTTAATTTCACCAGAAACTACTAGTTCGTTTTTGATTTTTTCTACCTTCAAGTCTTCTTCACCAAAACCTGCTACTGCAATTTCAATAGCAAAGTTCTCATCATCTTTCTTAACGATGTTATAAGGTGGATAACTCTGTTGTTGTTGAGACGAAAGTGCCTCTAGTTGGTGGAACAGTCTATCTGTTCCTATTGTGAATGGGGAGTATCTTCCCCACATTTGATCGAATAGATCATTAGTGCTTAGTTTAACCATTTTGGCCTCCTATTATTAAGCAAGGTTTATTAAAATGAGACCCCATTTTGGGCATCCCTTTATATAGCTATAGTTTCCTTTCGGACACTACATTTATATATATACAAATTAAGATTTTGACTTTAACAGTTTTTCGTGCATATCACTCCAAAGTTTCTTAAACTCTGGGTTTTTTGCCCTTCTTTCTGCCATTTTCAAACAGTTTAATCTGTGCTGTTTCAAAGTATCTACTACTTTTACTACCATATATCTATTATCTCATGGATTTGTTATTTGTCAAGTGTCTATGCAAGACCACCTAACTCATTATGTCGTCTATGTGCAGATTTCTCTTCCCAGTGTTCCACTGCTTGTCGAATACAGTCCTCTGCAAGTACACTACAATGTAGTTTAATTGGTGGTAATTCTAATACTTCTGCAATATCTTTATCTTTTATCTCTTTTGCCTCATCAATAGTTTTACCTATTAACATATCAACAAATAGACTAGATGATGCAATTGCAGAACCACACCCATATGTCTTAAATTTAACATCCTCTATTAACCCATCAATATCTAGTTTTAGGTCTAGTTTCATAACATCCCCACATGCTGGAGCACCAACCATTCCAGTTGCAACATTTGGGTCTTTTGGATCAAACCTACCTACTGAGTGTTTTTCTGGGTTATTCAATACATTATTGAATCTGTCTACTACTTTCTTACTATATGCCATCTTTATATAATTTCCTAATCTCTTTTCTCTTACCAAATTTTGCATCAAATAATGGTGCATATATGGTTACTGGTTCTTCTTTACCCTTAACTTTTATCTCATCTAACTTATCACATGAAATACCTTCTGTCTGCATATAAGTATATTCAGATAGTAGGATAGGTGTATCATACTCTCTAGTTTGCACTTCAAGTCTTGCACCTAAGTTAACAGCATCTCCAACAACTGAATAATCAAATCGAGACTCACTTCCCATGTTACCCACTATACATGGCCCTGTATTTACTCCAGTGCCGATTTTAACTAGTGGTAAATCCAATCCTTGTTCCTTTAACTCTGCATTTAACTCTTCACATACAAGTTCCATTTCCATTGCAGTCTTAACTGCCATTTCAGCATGGTTCTCACATGGTAGAGGAGCATTCCAGAATGCCATGATACAGTCGCCCATATACTTGTCAACTGTTCCGCCATTCTTAAGGATAATTTTAGTTAACCTATCTAAGAACATATTTATAAGTTCTACTAGACCTTCTGGGTCATCTTTTTGCATATATTTTTCACTAATTGGAGTAAATCCTACAATGTCAGCGAAAAGGAATGTCATTTCCTTTCTATCTCCACCCAGTTTCATTAGTGATGGGTCTTTAACTAACATATCTACCATATCTGGTGATAGGTAAGTACCAAACTGTCCTTTAATCTGTTGTCTTAATTTAAACTGTTTATAGAAGTTATTAAAACTCAATTGACTAAATATGAGTATCAGTGTTATAATTGGGAATGTAAAATCAATAAGGAACATCGATGAATTCCAGAAGTAGAATGAGGAATAGACAACTCCAGAGACAGCAGTCAAAGAGACGAGAGTGGATGATGCGAAACCAAGACGACCAAATGAAACCATCATTAGAAGAGACCCAATTAGAATTAGACCTATTTCCAGAAGGGAACCCCAATTTGGACGAGAAATGGAAACCCCACCCATTATTGTCTCAATCGCAGAAGCCTGAATTTCGTGTGGATAAGAACTTCCACGAGGAGAAGGGACAATGGGTACAATGCCCTCTGCTATCACCCCAACAATCACTGTCTTCCCTTGAAGATTCGGAAGAGTCTCTCCATATTCGTACCGAATAAAATCTTTCGACCAATCTAACCAGATCGATCCAGATGAGTCTGTTACCACAGGCTCGTATGGTGGTATTCTAAAGTTCTCTATACCTGTAGTTTCTACCTTCATCGTGTAGGACATCTTGTCGGCGTTGGCACGAACTACTTCTATCGGAAAACTAGGGTATAACTGACTATTGACTTGGGTAACTAATGGAACTCTTCTGGTAATACCATCTACTTCTGGTGATGAATTCATCATACCTACACCCCAAGATGCAGATTCTAACTCTGGTAGATTAGTTACAATACCTTTATATTCGTATGCAAAATCATATGCACTACCTTCCCCTAATGTTGCAGTTCCTACAAATGGTGCAACATCACTTCTACCTTTAGGTGAAGATGTTTGTCCTAGTATTATTCCATTACCTTCTATCCAAGATTGAAGTATCTGGTCTCCACCAAACCTATCTGGTTCTGGAAACATAACAGTCATACCTATCATTCCAGCATTTGCATTCCTTAAATCGGAAATCATTTGTGCAAACTGTTGTCTGGGAAACGGCCATTGGCCAAACTTTTCTAAGGACATTTCTCCTACATCTAGTAGGATAATGTTATCTGAAATGGTAGGTTCGTGTGAGGTTAGAAAAGAATCGAACTGAATGTTCCTAATCCTTTCTACTGGTTCTGGGTCTAAAGTTCTTATTCCTAATAGTCCAATTAGGACTAAACCAACCATCCATGTGGATGTTAAAAATTTACCCATCTTGTTCTTTTTCATGGATGAAGTCTTTCATATCTACCATCCATGCCTTTAGTCTTCTCATTTGTTTTTCGTGAAAGTAATAATTCTCTTTATCCTTTAACATCTGATGATTGTGATAATCTATGGTACGAAGAATTATACGAATTGCATCCTTGTACGGCATTCGGATAAGTGTCGTATATTTTTCTTCCTTTTCTTTCACTATTCATTTAATTAATTCTGGTTAACTGTTACTGAACATCCACCTGCCGTTAAACAATTCTGGTTTAATGAATAAGTTTGTGTTGTATTTCCAGATTGTGTTAAGTTTAAATCTGTTGGATTGGTTCCCCTTAATGTAATAGTTGCAGTATGAGCACCATTGTTTTTTTGTGTAACTGCAACCTCATTGTCATCATTATAGATAGTCATGGTAAAAGTCTTATTTCCATTTTGCATTTGTTTTAAAAATACATCATTATTATCTGCATATATGTTTACTGTTGCACTATGGTTAATTGAACTTGAATCTTGTTTTTGACTTCCTTTAAATTTATTATCATCACCATGTATATCTAATCTTACAAAGTTTCCGCCTGGTTCTGTTCCATCATAATTCCAGTTTGGTGTTAGACTATTATTGTTTTCATATCCTTGACCAAAGACAACTTCGTTGTCATCACCCCAGATATGAAATTGGAAATCAGTTTCATTACAAGAAGTAAGTGAACATTTTTGACGAATGTCAACTTCATTTCTTAATCCATCTAAATCTCCACCCCAGTTATAACCAGAACCCCATGCATCTGTATATCCGATATACATGTTGTTTCCAGATTGTAGGATGTCTACTGTGTTGTCGTCATGGTTAAAAGAGAACCTAATTAAATTCTCATAACCAATCTGGTCAATCGATAGGTGGAAGTTATCTCCACTTTGTACTTGGTCTATATGTATGTGATTGTGTTCATCACCCGCCTTGACGAATGATGATAACGATAGACTCACCATCGTTAACAGTAATAAGATTCCTCTTCCCTTCATTTTCTGACTCCAATGTTAAATTTGCAGATATAGGAACTTTAACTGATATGATTCCATTTACTTCTCTATAAAACCATATTGTTCCAGCACCTTGATCTATGATAGTATTGTATTGAGTATCTTTATCAAAACCTAATGCTGTTCCTACAATATTACCAGTTTCATCTGCACCTGTTCTTTTTTTCAAGACATCTACTTCTTCAATTGTAGTTAATACATCTTGAAGGAAGTCAACATCTAATAAGTCCATATCGAGCTCTGTGAACTCCATATCTTCTTCTTTAAGTTTATCTTCATCTAACTCATTTACATCTAAATCAGTAAAATCCAATATACTTGCTGGGTCTGTATTATCAGTTTCCCCTTGTTCTTCATCCACCGCCTCTACAATCTTTTCTGGTGGTGAGACAATGAACATGTTGTCAATCATATTGACATTTATATTTTCTAAAGTTACTGGTTGGACTGGACTCTGGTCAAAAGATGATACCATTGTAGCTTGGTATGCTTCTGATAGAGTTACAGTACCACCATCATTTGTAACTGTTATCTCTCCAGATGGAGAACAATCTCCATCTATAGTACATTCTGTTTCTGGTAAAAGAATTACGAGACTTCTTCCCAGCTCATCTACGCTTGTAGTGAAATCTGTACCCCTAATTCCAATCGTGGCAGTCGGCGTCTGGATTACTATATTCTCTCTAGGAACTAATCCTAATTTTCCAGTAGCAAACCTTGCAGTACCAGATACAAAACTCATTGCCATCTTACTCTTAGATGGGTCTGGGTCAAAATAGTATTCGTCTATTGTAACCTCAGACTGTTCTGTCAATGATAATTTTGTGTCATCAACAAATTGGATTTTCATTCGACCATTAGCAGTAACTATATGGTCAAGAGACATAATGTCAATCCCCACATCGGTAGGTAGGGTTTCACCAGTTTGTCTGGTTAACCCCGCACTACCCTTATGTTCAGTAATGTCCCCAATACTGTCAGCATACGATACTAAACTAAAGAGTAGGAGATTAATCCCCAGTATCTTTTTGATTAATTGTAATCGTTGCATTATCACTTGTAATATCCAAATCTATGGTTGAATAACATGAATTAACTCCTTGTGGACATGTTCCAGAAGACATAACTATATCAATGTCTCCACCATCTCCAGTATGGTCTAACTTCAATTCATGGTCTGAACCATCAGAAATTGTAGTTACTACATTATTACTGTCTCCAGTAATATCTACATCCCAAGTCATATCATCTGCATTGATGTCAATATCGAATACATTTGAATCTCCGATAACATCAAAATCGAAATCCAATCTTTCAGCAGCTGCTGTATAACCCTGTTTAAAGTCAACAGTGTTTGATGAACCTGTAAAGTCAACTAACAAATCTGAGTCATCTGAGCTTCCACTTTCACCTATGTCCCAAGTCCAACTATTTGAATCACCAGTAAATGTTAAATCTATATCTGATGTATCTAAATCGATGTTACCAATCACTTTATTGTTGTTACCAATCTGATCGATGTTAATCGTCAGCGTGGTGCCAGCAATAGTCCAATCACTTGCACAAACATTAGAGTTTAAAGTACCACATAGCTTGTTACCATAACCAATTTGGTCAATGGTTAATGTTAGTGTATCACCAGTTTGCTCTAATGAGATTTCATTGTCAGATGAGGATACTGCACCCATAACCACAGATGTACTAAACAATAATGTAAAAGATAATAAAAATTTATTAATCATTTTCATTTGTATTTTCCTCTTCTTCACCTACTACAACTATTTCTGCCGAATGTACAATCTCTTCTACTTCGTTTTCAATTATCTTATTAGTAGGCCAATTTATTTTCCAAAAACCCCTTTCATCTCCTTGATAGATTAACTCCAAAACCGCTTTCTCTATCGCACTACGAACTGAACGAGTTATTGATTCATTTTCTGTCATTCCATTCTCAACTTCTACAAGTTGAGTATCCATATCAATAAATTTAAAGACATCGAAACCACCTGCGACAGATAAGATGGTCTTTGAAGTCTGGACATTGAGTAATATCTCTCCAGTCAATACAGATACCGCTCTTAACGAAATGGTAACTATATCTCTTCGATATTGTTGCTGACTGCCGATGCCTAATGTCCTCGCACCCCAACCGCCAGTTTCGAGATTAGTATCGTAGCCTATGATACCACCCTCTAAAATCATACCAGCAAATAACAATGGAGCAAGTCCAGTTGTATCTTGGTTATATTGTTCTCTTGTTGTTCTTACTATTTGTCTTTCACGAGTTAGATGGTCAACTCCAACTCTCTCTACTACTCTGAACCATGTACCACCACCAGCAGTTTTTAATGCATCTATTAACATTGTCTCACCACCTTGAGTTACTGCTGTAGAGAATAGAGCTGCAGAATCTTTTTGTTTTCTTTGTCCAGTCTTATCTGGAAAAGTATAAACTGCAACTATAGGTTGCTTATCTGGTTTTGGTAGATTCAATAGTTGTTCGTGTGTAGGAAGTTCTACAATTTCTGGTTGTTCAACACATTCAATAAAGTCTACACAATTTCTATCTGATAACCCAGTAGGAGATACCATAGACGCACATCCAGACATCAATAAGAGTCCAGATAATACTAATAAAATACTTCTTAGATTATTAACCACCCCAGTTTCCTACTCCAATAGGAATTGAGATTGTCGTTGTTGTTCCATCAGAATTCGTAATGTTTAGAACAATTATTTCTTGACCTTCTGTACAACCAGCATCAACTCCTACGATACATGTTCTTCTTTCATATGTTATAACCGAATCTTCTAAAGTAAAACTACCAAATGATGCACCATCTTCATTACTGAACAATGATTCTACCAACTGTTTACTTAATTGTGAATAGATTCTGCTTTCTAAATTTCTGATGAATTTTGCGAGGACTGTATTCTCTTCTGCCCTTTCAGCAGCAAGAAGTGCAGCCTCGATGTCTTCTTTAATTTTGTCTCGTCTTGTCTTTTCTTGATTCTCAATAGTAAGATAGTGTGCAGATGTTCCTATCCCACTGAAGCTGGGATTTTTGAACTTTTGAGTAAGTTCATCCCCATAGGCATTTGGTGTCAAACCAAACATTGATATTATAAAAATACCTGTTAATATTATTACTTCTAGTTTATTCTTTATCCTTTCCTCTTTCATGTTTTTTTACCTCGGCCAATGCTTCTTTTTCCTCTGCATCTTCAAGAACCTCTTGTCTAGCTCTGTACTCAAGAACAACATTTACTTTTTGTTGTAAACGAATCATATCATTATCCAACATTCTGTTTGCATCTATGCATTTAATAAGTGCAAAATGCATTTTTTCAAGTTCTGGTTCAATCTTATCGACTACAAATCTCCAGATGAAATAGATAAAATATCCCATTCCACCTGCCATAACAACTGGAAACCCAAATTGTGAGATTATATCAGCCAAATCTTGCACTAATCTCTCCTCACATCAAGTTTTACATTTTGTGGATTACCTTTTTCGTCTGTTCTAAAGTTTTCCGCCCGAGCTACACGATCAATAGGTGGTGATAAGTCTAAAGCACTAGACACCAACATATCGATTTTCACTAGTTCATTACATCCAACTCTTGCCCGATCCTCAAGCATTTTGCAGAATCCAGTTAGGGTTTTGATTTCGTCAATGATACCATCAAATATTTGCTTAAGTACCATGAAGATAAAAAATCCCATGACTACTGCTCCCCCAATGGGGACGCCCACATCGGTTACAAATTCAATAAAAGACATGATCTCTCCTTCACTATTTCTTAAGTATTTATGTAAAAAGAGAGTTAGAAAGACATAGAAATACCACATCCACATGTATTTTTTACATTTGGGTTGTAGAATTCAAATCCTTCGTTTAAACCATTTTTATTATGGTCTAGAGTAAGACCATCTAGATAAGGTGCTGATACTGGGTCAATGTGTAGAAAAAACTTACCATAATCCAATACAACATCATCTTCTTTTGCTGGTTGGTGTTCTAAGTAATCGAAAATATACTCAAATCCACCACATCCACCACCAGTTACACCTATGCGAAAAGAGTGTGAGAGTCCCATCTCACATGCTTTTTCTATGAGTTTTTGAATTGCTTTATCGGTAAGTTCGATGTTCATTTACATGAGATATTTATAAAAAAACCCACCTTATTGGTGGGTCTTTCGTTACACTTCTTCTCGTGTTTAGAGCATTGGGTTACCCTTTCTTAAGCATTTTCCAACCACCATATAATACACCAGCATATGCGATGTATTTAAGGATTGGGCCTAAGAACAAGATACCAAGTGATAATGCCAAGATGATTCCACCATCTAAAGTAGAAACTTCTGACAATCTTCCTTTTAACCAGTCCATATATCTTACCTCGATTATTTGAACTCAGAGACGACGCCTTCACTGTTTCTCATCTGTAGTTTGATAAGACCAATCTTTTGTCTTCTCACCAATTCATTCTTCACTTTTTGTCTGAGTTTTGGTTTAGTGTTTTCATCATTAAATGATTTCAAAAGCTCATCCAAAGGTTGACATTTCATCCAATAGTATTCAGTCTTTTCCTTTTTGGTAAGACGATCTATTGTTCTATGTTCTGTTTTATATTTTACTGGCATCGTATCCAGTATTTATATATTTATCGTTCTTGACTACACTGATATAGTCGATTTCCTTGTTCCCATCTCTCTGTTTTATACTTTTTAGATGGAAAAGTATTAAAATGTCTTACACCAGTGAACTTTTGATATGATTTAGTCATCTTGATACCTAACTTTCTTCTTAGTTTAGGTAAGTCTGTTTGAAGTGCAGATTCAAAATCTATCTCTAATAAGTTCTTAGATTTCTTTGCATGGTTGATTGCTTCTGTTCTCATCCTAAATGGTTCCCATGTTCTATGTTTAACTGATTCTCTTAAACATGTTAACCAAGTAATTACATACAATCCAGTGTATCCAGAATGCACTGCATTCCAACATAGGATTAACATTTCACCTAATTGGTCTCTTCCATAGTTCAATAGGATATGATACATGTCGTGCAAGCCCATAAACCTATCTCCAACACGAATTCTTAATGCTTTACTCATTCCTAGATTCTCTACATCTTTTTTCAACTGAGGATGTACTTTAGGGTTAGTAAGATAGTAGTCTAGTGATTTTTTTCCCAGATGTTTTGAAAGGTCTGGAGAAAAGCGGCTTTGTTCGTGTTTCTTAACTTGGTTATGTGATATATCTGCAAAGTGTCTTGCACTATACCAAGGCTTACCATATTTACCTTCGACTCCTTCTTTTGCATAGATAGGTTTCCAGAACTTCATGAATTCCATATATTCATATCCAAGAGAACCTTTTGGACATGATTCCAAAAAGTCTTGGTCGCATAATAGTTCTGAATGTAACCAATGTCCATCGGTTATAGGTCTAGTCTCTGGGTCGGTTGCCCATTTGTATACTAACTTTCTACTTTCTAATGCACCAACACCAAAGAATTGTGATGCTACATCACCAAATACTTCCAGACTGTAGTCTGGTCTTATTCTGGATGTTGAAATGTTCCATAGAGATTTTACTTGTTGCCAAGGGGATGTCCACATCCCAGTGTTGAAATGGTCAACTGGTTTTTTCATCTTCGAGTTCCTTTAATCTTGCTTCAATAATATCCATTCTTTCTGATAACAATGGATAGTCCTTTCTCCACTTTGCTTCTTTTTTAGCAATTTCTATATCATATTTAGTGGACAAGTATTCCATAAATGAGTTTACCTTGTTCTGAAACCAGATACCCATTGTGGTTGATTGAAACCATCGATAAAAGGAACTACCTATCACTGATGATAGGATAGACTTTAATGATAGTATAAGTAACATGTACATATTAAAACCTCTTCATGTAGTAAATACCATTATGGGTTACTACTAATCCTTGTAGACCAGTCATTAACTTTAATGCAAACTCTCGGTCTTTGTTTGGTGATGCATCTAACAGTTTATAGATTATTACATTACCCATAACCTTAACAGCCAACAATCTTTCTTTAGATGGATGACTACCTATGATGGGATTCATTTCTACAAAAGGACAAGATGGTTGTTTCTGACAATCAATCATTTTCCATGTTTGATATGTGTCAATTGCAGATAGTGCTAGGTATGAATGGTAAAGTTTTCTTTCTTTTTCTGTCCAGTCTTTTAGGGCAGCTTCACACGACCCCGCAGCAGACATAAAAAATAAAACTGTCAATAACCACTTCATTTATCATACATTATCCCTTTCCAGATGTTTAATATAGTCCACTATATTATGGTCTGCAACAAAGTCTAATCTTCCTTTTATTATTGTTGTTAATAATCCCCATCCTTTATCTTTGATTCGTTCCAGAGACCATCTTCCTAAGTCTGTTACTGTTCCATCAGACTTGATGTACTTGCACCTTCCATTGTGTCTCCATCTGAATACTGTTGGTACACAAGGTACAACATCATTGTTGTTTACGAATCTTTGATGGTTTAAATGTTTATCACACCACTTAGAGAACTTCGGGCCACCAGCTCTTGGTGAACCATAAGTGTAAAGAGTATCTACATCAAACTTATTGACATACTCAAGACGACTTGCAATAAGGGTTGCCATTGCACCACCTAGTGAATGACCACATACCCAAATCTTCTTTGCAACTCTTCCTTTCTTTCCATACTTTTCTACTCTGGAAAGAATTGAGTCCCAAACTTTATCGACTTCTTCTCTAAAACCTTGATGGATTTGTCCAATTCCAGTGAATGAATCGGACTTGAATATTTCTAAATCTGCATAGACATCAGACATTTCAGTAGGTTCTGTACCCCTAGCTGCAATAACTAAGTCTTCTGCATCATGCCAAATGTGAACTTGAGCACCCTCAATATCAATAAATTGATGTGCTTTCCATCCAAACTGTTTACCAAACTGTTTACCATCTGCTTTATTCCAGTATGCAGCTTGAGAACACTTTGCAAAAAGGACTCGTCTGTCCTTTTCTTTTAAGTTAAAAACTTTACTCATAGACCTGTTCCTCAATTCCATATTGGGAACATTATCTTTAGTATTCTTTTTTCCAGTGAATTTGATAACTCTTACTTGTTCATTCATTTACTAACCACGCCAATGTTGTATTTCGGAATAAGTTCCCATTCAGTTTTTTCTTTGTAGGGTAAAACCTTAATCTGACTCATTGGTGCAAGTGGTGTTGAAGTGTTATCTGATATTATCTTAATCAATCCCCATTCTTCTAAAAGTCTGGCAATTGCATTCCTTCTTCCAATATCTGATTCCACCATAGAAGACTCTTTACCATCTAATGCAAAGAGTTCCTTGAAGTGTACAAGATAGTATCTTCCTCGTTTATGTAAGATATGACACGATTGATAGAGTATCTTTTCTTTTCGAGACGCCACACCAATTCTAGTTAGTGTCTCTTTGACCTTTAGAAAGTCATCGGATTCTTTCAACTCTACCTCTACCATATCGGAGAGGTCGTAGCTCATTGTTTATTGTCTCCCACCTTTTTTCATTCTGTTTTTCAATTCCTCAATGTCCTTTTCAGAAAGAAGTTTCATATAATCTTCTGCTTTAGACTTTGAGACTCCATAATACTCTTGAATGACTTTCATGTCGTCCAAGACATTCGGTTTTGCCCATTTAGCAAACCTTTTTCTTTTTCTAAGAGTATTTAGGAAATAATGAAATTGAAGACGACTATTTAGGTGGTGTCTACGATTCATTTCGTTCGCATAGAGTATGCAATCTTGGTGGTAGGATAGTGTCCTATTTGTGATATAAGGAGCGTATTCTTTCTCTGAGATATCATCTACCATAATATCTTTCTTTGTAAATGTTATTGAATTAACAAAGTCGAAAGGATTCATTCTTTTGGTGGTACTATTAGTGGCATTCCAAACTCGTTACGAGACTTAGACGACACAGTAATTTCACCATCCATCTTGTCTTTAATCTCTTTCAATGCAGATAGGACTACATCCATATCTTCTTTTTCCAGAGTTCGGAACATTCTAATTATTTCTATTATATTTTCACTCATATTAATATTATACCATAGTTTTATGATCTGTCTTGTATTTTTTGTCTTAATCCACTACTTGAAAATGAATGTTTTCTGTTAGTATAAAACACTTTAAGTGGTAGATGGTCTCCAGTAAATGACTTATCCTTGTAGTCTTCACCTATGAATCTTGTATCGATAGGTGTAGATTCCAGTAAGTCAATCAAACTTTCTTCGGTATCATATGGGATTATCTCGTCCACATACTTAATTGCATTCAATTGTGTATATCTTTCATACACAGATTGTACTGGTGTATTCTTTTCTTGTCTGTCGATACTTGGGTCTGTTTGTAATCCTACAATTAGATAATCACAATTCTCTCTTGCTTCTTTTAACATTACTACATGACCAGCATGTAATAAGTCAAAACATCCACATGTGAATCCTTTATGCATGTCTTTCACCCTTGAATACACAAACAAATATTAAGTTACTCTTACCAGTATTATGTACTCTATGAAACTCACCATCTTTAATTAGAACAATCTTATCTTCTTCTACATCAATCACTCTGTCATCTATTTCCATTTGACCCTTTCCATATTGAAAGATGTATACTTCTTCTTGTCCTTTATGTGAATGACCAGTGGTACTTTTACCAGCATGTAGTATTGTTCTGGATACGACTAAATCTCTGAGGGAAGTATCATCCTCAACAATATACCTATCATCCTTTTTTACTATTTGACCATTCATAAACTGGAGCGGAAGGAGAGAATCGAACTCTCATCTTTTGGTTGGAAACCAAAGGTAATAACCATTATACGACTCCCGCGTTATCTAATAATATCTATGTCGTCTGGATTTTCGTTCCAGACTTCCATTGTTGTTCTAAACCTACCATCTTGTTTAAGATTCTCATACCTATTGGATGCTTTCTTCTTCCAATATGCAACTAGGTTATCCATAGAGAACCTATCATAGTTCTCTGCTTTCTTTAATTCTGTTTCTTTACCAGTAATAACTTCTTTAACATTACTGAATCCCATTGTAGAAATGTAGTATCTTTTTCTTTCTTGTAATGACTCTGCATCTTTCATTACTTGTTTGAAGTGTGTATTATCTTTTAATGACTTCTTAATGATACCTACCATCTTTGCTTGTGCTTTCATCTTTCTACTTGATGCACCTGGCCATACAATTGCTTCACCACCATTCTTATCCACAAACCATTTTTCTAAATCTCTAAAGTATTCATCATTCATTAATGGTGCAAAGTTACTTTCTGTTAGTCCTTGACCTTTGATAAAAGGTTTAAGTCCATCATACTGAGACATACTTTTGGTTGAACCATATAAAGATGTAGTTTCAAAATGGCACATATCCATATCATATTTCTGATTAACTACTTCTCTTAACTCATGTGATATACACATCAATGCAAGTAGTTTACCACCCAGATAGTTATATCCAAATGGTTGTACTGGAATAATTATCATACCCATCAGTGCATGTTTGTTAAACACTGGCATTTCTTCTGCACTAAGAACTTCACCAAAGTAAGTATTTCTTGGTTTAATGTTCATCATAGGTGAACCCATTCTACCAAACCCTACAATCTTACCAGTATTCTTTTCTCTTACAATAAAGATAACCTTTCGGCCTGGATTACTCATTTCAATTACTTGAGAAGATACCACACTAAGGTAATCATGAAAAACTTGTGGTTCTGGATTCCAGTCAACTACAAACTCCATATCATTTGGATGCATATCAAAGTCTTGAAAGAAATCATCAGATACATTCATACCCAATAAAGGTCTTGGCATTTCATCGACTCTTTCAAGTTTAACTTTACGAAAATACTCACTCATGTCTTCAAACTGAGTATAGTATTCTTCAAACTTAGACGCAGCGTACTCTGCATCCTCATTTGATAAAGTTAAATCACAAACCCATTCCATTAGTACAAAAATTCCTCTAATGTTTTGGTATGATATGAATTATATGCATCTTTTAAATCTGTCTTAAACTTTCTAACTCTACCTATTCCTTTGTATTCATCATACTGATTCAAAGGTGTAACGAATGCATATTTCTTTGCAATCTTCATCATTTCTGCATCATTAACTTCACTTGTTCTAAACTCTGCACATCCACCTTCTGCAAATGCAGTTTCCCATCTAGTCATTGCAACTTCATCAGAAATATAATGTAGGTATCCACGCTGTAAACATTCTAAAGTTAATACTAAGTCTTCACCTATCTGTGCTAAGTTCCAATCGACTTCATCTATAAACTTTGATAACTTTAAACCATCAATCCAATGAACTGCAAGTATAGGTTTAAAATGAAAATACTTTTGACCATATGGTGGTAATGATACATCCCTATGACCTATATGCATGACATTCTTATCATCAAATAATCTATGTACTTCTGACAACCAATAGTTCCAATCATCAAGATTCATAAGTCTTCTTGAAGTTTCCATATTGGATTCTTCACCCATGTACTTTGCATTCCTTCTAAACAATCTAAGGTCATCATCCATTATACCAAATCGATGAAGTCCAGCATGTTGATAGATTAGTTCTCTGGTTTTTGCAATACCAATATCATTACCTACAACTAGATATTCACAATCATATTTGTATTGGTCTCTTTCTTGTTGTTGAACAACCATGATAACATTCTTTTGAATCTCTTCTGGTAGATTCTCAAATGTTATTTGATTATCAACTCTTTTATATGTTGGTATGTAAATTCTCATTTCCAGTTATATGTAGGCATCTTATCCATGACATCAAATATGTTTGGATGTTCCAACAATCCTCTTCTGTAAGGTGTAAACTTAATTCCTCTACCCCAACCACAATGTTCATTAAACAATTCTTTTTTAGTAATACTACCTTTCTGTTTAATAACTTCTATAAGTTCATTAGTCTTATCTGATAGAGTTGGTTTAGTGGATTCTATAATCTCGATAAAATCTTTATACATCTGTTCCATATTATCTTTATATAAAAGATTAAGTCTTAAATGGTTTATTGCATCATAAGATTTTTTCATTCTATGTTCTGGTTCGTCTAGATAGATGTTTAATAAATCTAGTGCCTCTTGGTCTGTTGTGAAGAAGTCTGCACCATCAAATAATTCATGATAGTATTCACCATCATACATTATATAAGGACAACCATTCATCATCCCATCAGTTGTTGCTACACTCCATCCACCATACTTTTGTTTAGGTGAAAATCCAACACAACATTCTTTCAGCTTATCATAATATCCTTCTTTGTCAAATTTCTCATTTGTCAAATAAGGTCGGTCTAGTTTTCCATCTAATAGTGGAACCCAAACCTTAAAGTCTTGTCTCTCTTCCCAGAGTAAATCCATCAATTGAATAAACTCTTTGTAATGTTTGTATGAGTCTGGTCTATGATTGAATACAATTGTATTGTCTATGTTTACAGCCATATCTCTTACTATATCTTCTTCCATAACACCTAGATATTGAACAGTTAGAATTTCATCTAATTGGTGTATAGTTTGTAAATTGAAATGGTCTCTTGCTTGTTCCAATACCATATTCTTTTGTGTTTGTGTATTGATATAACACTTTTCCATTTCTAACAATCCACATATGTTTTGTTTGAACGAATCTTTTGCCCATACACATACATGTTCAAAGTCAAACCAATGTGCATAACCTATCACTTTAGGTGTATGATGTGTAAGATTGTACAAGGTATTTACCAGTTGATGTGTATGTTCTGGTAGATGACTCATCACTAAATCAAAATCTCTATCATGACCCATAAGTTTTTTAAACTTCGTTACATCAAAATGACTTCTCATTGCTGGTGGATATGTGGGAAGTTCCCACATTAATTGTTCTGTATTAGGAAAGTCTAAACCATCTATATGTTCTGGAGATAGGATTGTCCAGAAGATTGGTTTATCTTGTAGTTCTCTAATCATGTTCTTCATTACTTGAACATAACTATCCTTTTCTAAGTCTTTAGCAAATGTAATATTAGGATAGACCAAGACTCTGATAGTCTTATCAAGAGAAACTTCTTTATCTATATCATACAAATTCATCTATGAATTCCTCTAATAATAATGCACTCATAATATTATAATCTTGATAGTTTTCTAACTTTTTAAACATAGCATTTTGGTATATAACACCATCTAAGAATAAAACCTTTTCTACTGTTTGGTCTGTTGCAACTGGTGTTTCTAATGTAGTTAATGCATCTAATAATTGATTGTTTTGATGTCCACCCATTTCAGTTAAAAACTTTGCTTCTCCAATAATGTATGTCTCATTTAGTTTAGCAAAAAAATCAAGTCCCTTATTTCTTTCATACCCAATCTGTTCTTCTGCATGTTTCTTCAACACTGCATCACTATCTAATAATATATAACCAGTACCAGTTGGAGAAAAATCTAACAACAATTTCTCCACATAATTTCTAAAGTGGGAACCCATAGTTCTATTGTTTTCCATAGGTTCTGATACATAAAAGTAAATATCATCCAAGTCCATTGCTAAAACCATATTACAAATCTTTTCAACCACTTTGGGATTATCAAAGATTGCATTACGATCTCTTCTTAAAAAAGATACATATGAATTCTTAATTGGAAACTTTTTGAACTCCAACATCTTCTCAAACAGTAATCTATTAGCATCACCTTTCTCATAAAGATGTTTAAACCCTTTCCATACTTGTGGGTCAACTTGTCTTTGTGGATGTGTTCTGATTGGATAGACTTCGAGTAGTCTATCTAGATAGTCTTCGTTTTGTGCAAGGTCTAACGATTTTTCTAACCATTTATTCATATGCACTTAGGAAACGGCACCGCTTGATATTGTCTAGGGTCTAATGACCACTGGTAATTTCCTGTCTCATGACCAGAGCAATATACACTCTCTGGAATAATATCGAATGCAATTGTTACTCTAGGTTTATCTTCAAGCCATGGAGTTGATGAATGTTCAAATGATGATGGTGAATAGATTATCATATCATCATAATCTACATGTTTAACCCACTCTTCTTCTGGAGATTCTGGGCCTTCTCTATACCAAGTTTGAGAAGGTTGTACATTTGCACAATAAAATCCATGATAGATATGTGGATGATAAATTTCTAAATGTTTATGCCAAGGGATATGGTCATATCCTCTATTCTCATCATCTTTCTTGGTGTATACATTAAACCATCCATGTATATAATATGGTTCACCAGCAAGATGTACTTGTTCATCTGAATAGAAGAACTCATTTAACTTCCAGTATAAATCTGCAAATGGTCTATGTCCAAATTGAAATGGATTGTAAGTAGAATAGAATTCTATTTCTTTACTTGATTCTTCCATGTCATGTTGACCATCTTCACCAAAGTCTTTTCCTTCTTTAGCACCTCTAACATATGACCTTAAGTTTTCACTAAACTGATTTGGTGTTGAAGTACCATCTTCGTCATGTGCAAACATAGGATGGTTTTCATGTTCAATACAGAAATCTGTAATCCATTTATAATCTAAACCAGTATTGAGTTTAATTCTAAATAAGTCTTTTGTTAGTTTTGGTTGTTCCATTAGAAATCCTTTTTATAATGTCTGTCTTCATATTCTAATTCAACAATTACTTTGTCGTTTTTTCTGACACCATTTTTATATAAATGTTCATACATTCCTTCTGCACCAGCATTGACTCCAGTCTTATGACCATGCCAATATGCAAGTGCAACTACACCACTTAGAATAAGATAATGTATTAGTTGGTATTCCATTATATATTTAGCATCTTTCTAATTACACAAAATACAAAAATGGCAGAGAAGGTTGCGAACTCAGCGGTTCCTTCACCAAATGTAACTGCCATACCCAATAGACAGAAACCAGCAACAAAAGTAAATTTGTTATTGTCTCTGTTTATCCATTCTTTGAATTGTTTCATGAGAATTTGCACTCCATCATTAATTCTGTTAAACATGCAACCAAGTTAATTTCTTGGTCGGCCACGAATGCAGATTTATAACTGTAATCTGCAATAATTAAAACTGCTTGTGGAATTGTTGACTTGTCAATAGTGTCATACAAACTGTCATACAATTTCCTATACAACATCACTGGGTCATTATCAATATTCATTGCAACCCATCGTCTCATATCGGTAAACCTTTTGGTTTTAAGATGAGACATTAGTTCATTTAAACTTTCTTCTTGGACATTCGATAAGATACCTACATCTATTTCACCACTGGTTCCATATCTCTGTAGTTCGTTTATTGTCCTTCTAAAGTCTGGGAAGTATTTGATTACCAATTCTTGTAATACATCTGTATTAAACTTAATACCTTCCTCAGTTAATATTGTCATCAACCTTGCCATGAAAACAGATGCAAGTCTTGGTCTTTCCTTAGATGGTATTCTAAAGTCAATTACAGTACATCTTGAATGTAAAGGTTGTATGATTCTGTTCTTAAAGTTACATGTTAAGATAAATCTACAGTTCTTGTGGAACTCTTCGATAAATCCTCTCAAGGCAGGCTGTGTTGATTGTGGATTTAGATAATCTGCTTCATCAAGAATAACAACTTTGTTCCCACCACCCAACGACACAGTAGATGCAAAGTTTTTAATCTTTGTTCTTAAAACATCAATACCACTTTCTTCTGAACCATTAATGATAATCCAATCTGCACCAACTTGCTCACATAATGCTCTTGCAACAGTTGTCTTACCAGTACCAGCAGTACCACTAAGAATCATATTTGGAATTTCACCTTTTAAGTCAAAAAAGGTTTTCTTGATTTCACTTGGAAGTACACAATCCTCAATTGTTTTGGGACGATACTTCTCTACCCATAAAAATTCATCTGTCATAATATATCTCGAATAAAAGAAGTCTGACAACCCACCTTATCAAACTGAACAAGACCCCTAGATGAGAGAGTTGGTCTTGCAGCCCTTAATACCAATGTCTTAGTATCTACAATCATTATTTATATGAGTTAAGACCCATATTTTGAATCTGGTTCTAATGCAATAAAGTATTCGACACCTTTATTCTTTGCAACAAAGTGTGAAATACCTTTTGATGATACATACACTGTATAATCATCATCCAATACCTTCAAGTTTTCCATCTTGAAGTTCATTGAATATACACTACCATCACCATCCATAATGTGTTCACCAAATTCATTACTTGAATCAGTCAACTTTCTATCTCTAACAATTAAAGTTACAACTGTTCCATCAGACTCTAAAACTAAGTCTGGAAGAGATAGTACACTACTTGCTTTTTGTAGTTTAGAAAGAGTATTATTATCTAACTCAAATACAATCTCTGGGTTAGGCATAGTTATTTCTTTCTCTGGAGTTATAATCATTGAAGGGTCAGCATAAACATATTTTGCCTTATTACTACCTTCACTAACTACAACATTAGATGCACCAAAGTCATATGTTGGTGTTTCAAATAACGACAATGTTGCAAGAAACTCTGATAAGTCATATATCGAAAACTCTGTATCAAAGTTCTCAGATACTTTTGCTGTACCAAAGATATTTTTCATTGGGGATATGGTTTTTAACTCTTGCCCCACCTTGACAGTAATTCCAGAATTAATATCTGCAAAATTGTCTAAGACTTCAAGAGTATCATTACTAAGATTCATCTGTTACCTCACTATTAGATTCATCATGGTTATACAATGCTATCAGTGCATAATGCACTACTTTAAGTAAGTCTTGACGATTCCTACCACCTTTCTTACCATATCTCATTGCGTACTTCATTATATTGCCAATGGCAAATCCCTCACCATGTCCAGAGTCGATTATCATATCAGTTGCCTGATACTTACCACCACCATAGTGTTCACCATAGGTTCCAGTAACATAATCTGCTATCTCTTTCAAAAGTTTGGGTTCATTAAATTTATATTCTATACTCATATTATTATTATCTCATGGAATGCTTATTTGTCAAGTTACCATTTTTCCTTAAATTCGGTGTATCCAATAAACTTACCATTCTCGTCATATTTGTATACTGGTCTTGCAACTGAACATGGATTATGTCCAGAACCAATATATTTAAAATGTCTTTGAACTGTCATAGGGTCAACATGGTCTAGATACCTATCAACCCAATAGTTATTAGCATCACAGTAATTTTCGACTTCTTCATAAGTTCCATGAACATAGTCCACGAATACTCCAACAGAATTGATTACCCTCGCATATTCTTGTTGGTCTATTTGACCTCTAGGAATATCTTGCTTGGGTAAATCTAATTCTAATTGTTTAGTCATTGTTTGAATAATACATCCTTATAGTAAAAACTCTTAAAAGTGCAACTAAAGTCATACCTATTGTAACAACAACAGAAGTTTCAAGAGTATTAAGTCCAATTACATCCCAGCAAAGATATAGTAATCCTAAACTGATTGGCCAATTGATAATCAACCCAGTAAAAACTGTAACGAAAGTTTCTTGAAGCACTTTTTGTTTTTTCCTATCCATCTTTCTCGTTTTGATATAGTAGTTCCATAATCTTCTCGAACTGGTCTTCGATCTTCTTTTTCTGATCATCAATCCTTTTCCTTTCAAATCGATTACGATGTTCTTGATGTTCCATTTGTATGTTTTCCATGTTTTGTCCTTATATGCATGGTATGTTTAAAAATAAAATCTGGCGGGATGGAGTCTCGTCAATACTACAAGAGCTAGTATTAGAAGTGTCCTCTTTGTATATGGTCAGACTCCTGTCCCTGCCCGAGCCTTTTTTCAGGCCCCTATTATAAAACTTTTTCATCTTTGGTCTGCTAACCATCTGTTAAATCTTTCAACTAAACTACTCTTCTTTTTCTCGTCTGCATATTCCCATGTAGTTTCATGAGTAGTTGAGTTTATAATCTGTTTATCACCATTGTTGAAGTAGTAGGTTACATACCCACCTTCACCAATTACCATCTTTACTTGTTTACCCCATTCTTCGGCCTTCAAGAGTTCTATTTGTTTTTCTACTGCTTCTGAAAATTCTGTCATTGTTTAAAATAGTTTGTTAATTCCTTAATGAAGACACAACTTATAAAAAAGATGTACAACCAAACTGGGTCTAACCACAATTTCGTAAACCACTTCATTCGGCATAAGGGTTATTAAGTTTTGTTACTGCCATGTTGAGTAATCTTTCTTTAGATACTTCAACTCCATAATGAGAAGTTGCACTCGTAGGTGTAATCTTCCATCCTTTATCTTCACCATAGACATAAACAATTAATTGTTTGGTTGTCATTTTGGAAAGAAGGGCAAGGTTTAATCCTTGCCCCTTTCCTTTAGGAGAGTCCTTTTTATATTGGGATGTCATTTTCCTCTGATTCCTCAACATTCTCTTCTTGACCCAACACTCCAGCATCAACTTTAGTGTAGAGGTCAAGGAAACTTGCCTTAGTATCATCATCGAACCTTGCAAGGCAAACTTCGATAGATTTCAACTTGTCTTCAAACATTGAAAATGCCTTTGCAATGTGAACCAACCTTCTAGTTGAAATCACTTCATCGACTGCACCTTCGTAGAAGGACTTTCTGATTACATCAGCCCAGTCAACTAGTTTCTCTGCAAATTCATCATCATTGACTCCAAGAAGTTCAAAATCTTTCTTGATGATTTTTTGTTCAGTTCTCACTGGTGGATATTCTTGTTCAAGAGTTATTGCAAACCTTTCAAGGAATGCCTCATTCAAGATGTTAGTTCCTATGAACCTTCCATCCTCAGAACCTTTACCTTTAGTGTTTGCAGTAGCAACGATAGTGAAACCATCTGCTGGTTCTACATACTCACCAGTTTTCTTGATTAAGTATCCTTTACCTTCCAAGATGGATTGTAGACACATAATCTTGTTTGATGCAAGGTCAACTTCATCAATCAAAAGAACAGCACCTTTCCTCATTGCCTTGAGGACTGGGCCTTCTCTGAACATGATGTTTCCATTTACCAAAGTATTGGAACCAATTAAATCATCTTCATCAGTCTCGATGGTGATGTTAACCCTAAATAATTCTTTTTTGAGTTTGGCACAAATCTGTTCCACCATTAAGGTTTTACCATTACCACTCAATCCAGTTACGAAAACTGGGAAGAAAATACCAGACTTAAGAATTTTCTTAAGGTCAGTAAAATGACCAAAAGGAACATAGTTCTCAATCTGAGAAGGAATCACTGAAACATTGTCGTCCAGTACATTCATTCCAACACCAGTAGCAGTAATCGGAACCACTTCAACTGATGGTGTATTAGTAACAGTTTCAGCAACTGCAACTCCATAATTCTCTGGAACTATGGACTCAATCGAATAAGTTCCATATCCAGCCTTAAATTGTGGTTTTCTAATTAACCACGATGGGAAAGGAATATTTGCTGTTTCACAAATTTTCCTAACTGTAGATTTAGAGAACTCGACCTGGCCAGGCATTTGGTCAGAACAAGCATCTAAAAATCTATAATGATTTGCATTCAAATTCATAAGCTCTCCTTTATAATTCCTAAATTTGTGTTATTTCTCGATTTCATAAAACTATTATACTAAAAAGTGTACCCATAGGTCAAGCAACCTTCTTAATGAAATGTTGAAGGATTTTTCTCTGAGAAAGTTTGTTGTTGCCCATTCTCTTCATTGCACCTTTCAATTTCTGTTTTGAAGCACCTGCCTCTACATCTAAACTGTCATCTTCTGATACAATCTGCATCTTTTTGATGTTTAGAAGGTAGAATTCTTTGTACCCAGACTTGTCTGAGCAAGGAACTTTAAATCCACCATCTTTTCTGAATACTTTATAATCTTCTTTATTCGCTTCTCTTTGTTCCCAGTATGAAAGTTCTGATTTTCCAAACTGACTTACTGCATCATCAAAAGCATTGTGTCCTTGTTTGCAAAGGAAGAATCCTACAGTATCAACTCCAGTAGTTTTTTCCAACCACTTCAAGAGACTATCAGTTGAACTTTCTTCACCAGCATATCTCTCAATTTTGTACTCAAAGGTTCTTTGTGCTTTTCTATCATGGAAGAATTGTTTTTTACCATAACTTTGTTTTAATCCATCACAATGGAAACTCGCACCATCTGTTAGAGTTACAAATTGTAATTTATCAAGATTGTAATTGTTTTTGAAATCTATAATGTAATCTCTCATAACTACTAGTGATTCATCCAGTGGTGTACCACTTAAGTTATAGTTACTAGCACCATAACAAGGGATTTGGAATCTACCTACATCACCATAGTAGAACATTGCCTCAACTTGGACATTGAGTCTCATTACCATTTCTTTAAATTCTCTCTGATTCATTTTGTCTGAGAAGAATTCAAACAACTTAACATTCTTAGTGTAAAATTCTTGTCTTTCTCTATGACCTGTAATCTTGTCTTTCCACATTTCATAAGATTCTTCTGAATGATTTTCTCTGTAACCATCAGAGAAAGCATATACTCTATGAGGAATACCAACTCTTCTTGCAAACATTGTAAGAACTATACATTGTTCTAAAGTCTCAGAAATACAATCAGACATTGAACCAGACCAGTCCACTAGCATAAGTAGACCATGATTTTTACCATCTGGCACAACTGTAACCTTTTTAAAGATATCATCTTTGATTAGGTAGTTTTGGATTTTCTGCATATCAATCTCACCAGACTTGGCAGTTTGTGCCTTCTTGTAATTTGATGCAGCCTTTCTCATATCAAATTCTTTTGCCATGTAATTGACAATGTTTTTGTTGTGGTCTAAAAAGTCATTTACATATTTCCAAACATCATCATAATTTTTGCAGTTTGAATATTCGTAATCGTCTCTGTCCCAGTATTCTCTTCCAACACTGGACATGTTTTCTTCTTGACCAGCAGTTAATTCCTCAAGAACTTTTTTGTAAGGAATTCTGTAATCGTCAAATTTAATTTGTTTAGTGTTTAGATTAATGTAGGTGTTATCTCTACTATATTCATCATTGTTATCTTGATGAATGAATTTTTCCTCATTTTGTCTTGAGATTTTATCAGTGATTGACTCATTTGCCTCACCAGCACCAGAACCACCCATATCAGATTTTTCTGTTTTAGGTTCATCTGAATTTTCTTCTTCACCTTTAGAAGAAGAATCACCATCTTCATCACCTTCATCAGTGTTACCACTTTGTTCTTTGTCTTCAGCATCTTCATCAGTAGGTGAACCATTGGAATCTGATTCCTCTTCACCTTCTTCTTCACTTTCCATACCCATTGAAGATGAACTTTCTTCATCACCAAAATCTTCTATACCATCTTCATTATTGAATTCTGGAACCATTTGTTGACTAGGGTCTTCTTGAGGTTCTACAACTTCATCTTTAGAAAGTTCAAATAGATACTCTGCCATCTTAACAACTTTGTCCCAAGTATCCATCTTGGTATTAATTGCAGTGATGATTTTTAATTCTTTGTCTGAGAAATCAATCATTAAAGTATGACCTACTTTAAAGTAAAGATTGATTCTATCGATGAATGCAAGTTTGTTTACATTCTTATTTTTGACCCCAAAGAAATCGAGGTCATTGTGTAATTCTTTATATGCATCAAAGAATGCCCTTCTTAATCCAGCATATTTCTCTTTGATTGCTTTTTCAATCCTAACATCTTCTAAGACATTAAGATAACCTTTAAATTTTGCACCTTTATATTTACCATTATCAAATATTGCATCGTGCCATCCTTCTTCTGGAGTATGCAATGCATGTGATACTTCATGACCCATAAACAAGTCATACATATCAGCAGACATATCATCTTTAAGAATAGGACATACTAATTTCCTATTTTTAAGGTCAAAATATGCAGTAGGTGTCTTCCTATGTTCTATAACTAAATCCTCAGTTGCAAGTAACCTCGCAAGTGAGTCTTTCTGATTTCTGATATTATTGGTGTAATTCATCATATGTTTATAGCTTACCAAAAAATGTACCCATAGGTCAAGTGGCGGTCTGTAGGGGAATCGAACCCCTACCAAGTGATCGACAATCACCTATACTAACCATTATACTAACAGACCCTTCATCGGAATTACCATTATATCAAAATATGTACCCTTGCGTCAATACTGGAGAAATAATGGAAATGTTACAGTTTTATGACAAAACTGCATATATATTACCATGACGAAAAAAATTAAAAAGAAAATAAAAGGATTTCATAGATTTATGAAATCTGGAAGGTTGCATAAGGTATGCAAAGCTGCTGGAGTAGTTAGGGAAGAAAAAACTGCTTAATTAAAGTTCTTTTCCACAAAAGAATGCCATTGAGGGTCTCGATACTTATACATGGTGGAAGGTTTAAGATATAATATCCTCTCTCGAACAAAATCTAATGGTTGGTCTAGATATTCAAACCAATCTATCAAGACATATGGGTAAGACTGTTTACCTCTCTGGGATGCTTCCTTTATTAAAGGTTTCCATTTGAAATACAACTTAGGGTTGAGCAAGAATACTTTAGCTTGGAACATTAGAGATATAACCTTCCATCCTTGCATGTAAGTTCCACCTATTTCGTATTCAACTCTGAGAAGTTCTCCTAGTCCATCATCACCATATCCACTCACAATATGCCCAATATCATGAGTATCAACTATCCAGTTTGAAAATGCTTTTTGTGGATTTGTGTATTTTTTTGATTGTAGAAAATCGAAATCTGCATACTTAGGGTCAAGTTGCATTTTGTTTAGATGCCATCCTACAGAATTCTTAGGGTACTTTTTTAGTAAAGGTAATCTTTCACCATTAATATATCTGAACCCTTGTCCAGTTGACGCCCACTGTTGGATGGTTTTGTCTGGAGAATTTCCATTGAATGCATGATTTACATCCAAGTAAGATTGTATACTTTGCTTTGAACGAGCAAGTTGAAGAAGTGCTTTTATACCCTTAAAGGGTTTTACTTTATTAAGATAAATCATTCTTACCCTTCCAGAGTTCTGCAATCATCCAAAAAAGTGTTACCCACGCAGACAATATTAGACCCCACTTAAAGAATAAGAACGGCATTTCTATAATGAACCAAAATGTTTCCATAAAAGTATGTAGGGGACTTTCATCCCCCACACTCATAAATTACTTAGTTAAAAGTTATAACCTAATGATACAGATATGTTATCTAGTGCTTCACCTCTGAATGCACTTGATAAAACATGAGCTCCAACTGATACACCATTATCAAAGTCGTAACCTAGATTAAGTGCTTTATAATCGTTGTCCTCATCAATCCTACCATACTCAAGTGATACATCAACTACTGGTACGAAACCAACATTGTAAGAACCAACAACAAATTGATTATCACTGTCTTCTGTATCTCTATAATATTTAATACCAAAATCACCATAGTTTACACCCACATAGATTTCTTCTAATGGGTCTATACCTACATCATATCGGTACTGTATAACACCAACATCAAAACTTATACTGTCAGATAACGACATTGCGTATCCAGCATATAAGTCATATTCCCAATCGGTTTCGGTTTCAAAATCAACCTGTCCAGCCCATACTCCACCATAGAATCCTTTAGCATCTGCTTCAAGATTTAGGTTGTATGAGGGATTACCAGCTGATTGTGATGCACCTCTCCAAATGTAGTCGGAACTTATACCAACTGAGCCACTAACATCACTCCAAACGAATGGTGTTGTACTCATTAATAGTATTAATAATAACTTTCTCATAAAAGTTTCTCCATGACCTAATTGTTTACTAACTTTGTGGAAAGTAGGTCTCTTTCCACCAATGACGAAGAGTCTCCATGTCCTTCTCACTATCTCCAGATGCTGGAAGTGTTCCTCTATAGAGTCCCGCTCTTCCTTCACCACCTTGAGTTTGAAGTTCCATGTTTTTCCATTCTGTAGTGTACCAACATGGTAAGGTGTATCGATCCTTGACTTTACACGCACTTACCTCATGCCAATACTTCATCCCTTCAAAAATGGCAACCATTCCTTGTTGGGGTTTTATTTCATACCCACCTTCAAAAATGGTTAACCCATCGTCAAAGTCATCGTTCAAATAAAGGATGGATGCATAATCTGTAAATGGAATTACGCACATTTCATCTTCTTTATCGGAACCCATCGTGTCGATATGTATTTCCTGTGGAACACCTATCGGCCAACGCATGATCTCGGTCTGTTCTGGGTAACACCTCTCATGGAAGTGTTCCCAGATTTCTGCTACAACATCATATTGATATTTAGCAATAATTCTTTTGACCTCTAGGTTATTTATAAATTCGGAAGGTATACGCCTACCATTATAAACAGTTGTAGGGTCTGAATGTGTTACTTTACTCTGATTTGCTTTGTGGTATTTTATCAGTAGGTTGCACTCCTTCGGAGTCAGGCAACTGTGTACGAAAATAACCTCTGGATTCAAGCTCTTTGAGTTGTTTTCTGAATCTTTCATATTGTTTAATTCTCTTATTCTTCTTCTTGACTGCTCTTTCTAATTTCAACTGACTTGCGTGGTCAATAAAAAGAATACCATCTAGATGATCCATTTCATGTTGGAAACATCTTGCAGAATAACCATCAAAGGAGAGTTCTCTCCAATCACCATCTTCATTCTGCCATCTTGCAGAAATGGCTGCTGGACGAGTTAAATGACAGAATATACCTTCTAATCCACCAGTAAGGCACCCCTCTTCCATCGTTTCTTTTTCATCTGAAAATTCCAGTATTTCTGGATTTGCAATGAACATACACTCGTCCTTATCCTTACCTCTCATCACGAATACTCTATAAGGAACTCCAACTTGTGGTGCAGCCAACCCAATACCACCCTCATCAATCATGGTATTGATTAATTTGTCTCTGAGTTCGAGAGTATCCATAGGTGGATTCTCGAAATCATATACTTGTGCCTTTTGTCTAAGGACTTCTTCATTCTTTGTTACTAACTTCATTTCCCTTGCAGTTTTGTATCACTGCCCTCTTCTATACATTGAAACACTATACCATATCTTGCTATAGTAGTATCTCGTGATACTACACCTGCCTTATGTGGTATTTCACCTTTAAAAACTACTACATTGCCTGGCGTTGGTGCAACTGCAGCTCTGATAAATTTATAATCGTCATCAAAGAATAGTGTTTCTCCACCCATGATTTGACTATCCCATTCTGGATTGATATAAACAATTACAGTGTAATCATACCAATCAGTATGTCCCCAAGTGTTATCTCCATGATTAAATGCATTCACATATTGTTGAATAGGAATTAGGTGTCCAAGACTACATTGGTCTCGTACTGTATTCCATACTTCTTTAATCAATTCAAAACCTTCTTCTGGTTGTCTATCTACATTTGATACTTTAGAATGTAGTTTTGGGTCAGAATTAATCTCTTCAATAACTTCTGGAAGGTTAAAATTTGCCTGCCAAGCTTTTGCTTGTTCTATTGTTCCTGTTAGTGTTTGTTTTTCAGAAGATGCACATTGTCTAAAGTATGCAAAATTGTTTACTTTGTTAAACCAATCTTCTAATTGGTCTGTATCAATTACACCCTCGTATAGCATAATACCATCTGGGTCTAAGTAATCAATTCTTGCTGGTTCTCTAATCATGTGTAATATCTATTTTAAACTGCTCTTGAAAATCTAGTTGTTTACAATCTCTCCACATGTCTTCAAAAGCATCTGGAGAATACATATACTCAGTCATATCTTCAACTGGATGGTTAACAACTAAACTAAAGAAGTCTTCGCACATATCTTGAGTCATATCCAGTTCACATTCTTTCATAAAGACTTCTGGATCGGTTTGGAGTGATTCGTAAATACAATATGCATCTGTATGTATTTCTCTTGATGCATACAAGTATCTTTCAACTGAATCTAAAAAGGTCATAATCATTTGAGGAGTAACCCTAAGACTACCTTTTAGTTTTCTTCGTATATCTAGTATATAGTCTGCACTTTCTTGATCCCATGCATGAAACCCTTTATATCCACCAATCATAGAAATAGTACATGATATAAACCAATCTTTCAGACTATGCCTGTGTAGATTAACTATCTTATAACCCATTTCCTTCAATGATTTCCAGTGTAATAAATCGTGTCTCCATTCATTCCATGCACCAAACACACCAAATGGTGGTAGTTCATTCAGTTCATTTCTTATGAACATCAACTCTTTATAAATTCTCTGTTCATCATTATTAAATGGATGTGGCATTCCATACACATCTAATGCAGTTCCAACAAATGGTTCTATTGGATTTTTTATATGTTTAAAGTATGGTGAATCAATTATACCTTCATCAGTTTTCATTACTGAAAGTATCTGGTCATAAACTCCATCTTTATATCCTTGCCAAGGCCTTGGGTCTGATGAAAGACCTTTTTCCTTCCTATAATCATTCCATGCATTATCTTGTTTGATATAATTATCCACAATTATTTGCCATGACTTATACAGTCCAGTCCTTGCATGACTGTTGAGGATAATACCCTTCTTGGTACTCTTACCTATATCCCAAACTTCACCCATTACTCTGCTATCCTACTAAAGTTTTTTACTTTCTCAAATTTCATAACATGTCTAAACTTCTCGTTTAGAATGTCCCCTTTGTGCGAAATAATAAAGACATTGGTATCGTTTCCTAATGTATGTAATATTTTCATGAATTCATCAGTACCACCCTCATCTAGTGAACTGTCAAAGATTTCATCTAACATCAATAGGTTTGTATTCACACTATTTTTTAACTTTGCAACTGCTCTCCAAGTGAATAACAGTGCAAGGTCAATTCTCATTTTCTCACCTTCACTAAAGTTTGCATAAGAAAAGTCGTCTCTATATCTAGACTTGATGTTCTCATTAAAGTTCTCATCTAACTCAAACTGAACAAAGAAGTCCATAGATGCAAGATACTTATTAATCAACTTGTTCATTATTGGTAGATACTGTTTAACAATTTTAGTTTTAATACCACTATCCTTCAATAAGAACGCTGCAAGGTCATAATAATGTCTTTTGTCTACAAGTTCTTCCTTACCCTTCTCATGTTTCTTTAATTCTTTTAATTCCTTTTCTAGTTTCTTGGAGTCGTCTCCAGATTTTTCGGAATTAAGTTTCTCAATTTCTTTGTTGATCTTTTGGATATACTGTTGTGATGCAGAGATTTCATTCTGCTTTTTAGATACTTCTCTGTTGAGATCGTCAATTTCTGTTTGGATTTCTCTGATGGTATCCAGTTGTCCTTGTATTTGTCTGGTCTTGTTATCAAGTTCCTCAAGGGCAGATTCGATTTCTGAAACTGTTTGTGTTGTCGATTCGATCTTTTGTAGTTTAAAGTCGTCTTCCAGATGGGACTTACATGTGGGACACTCTTCGGTGTTTTCATAAAAGGTTATCTCCTTATCACCTCTTGCCTTTGCATCCTTAAGTTTTCTCTCAATCTCTTGGGTATGTTGTAGTTTATGTTGTATATCTTCTACATCATCTATGTTAGATTGCTTTTGTTCAACTTCATCCAGAACACCTTGAATTACTTTTTGAAGTTCTTCAACATGTGATTCTGAGTTTGCGATACTATCTCTAAAGTCTGCAATCTTTTGTCTTCTGTTTTCACCTAATGCTTTGATATGACTTTTGTATGTTTTGATTCTATCTTCTGATAGTCTTATGTCATAATCTAGTTCTTGCAATTCACTTTTCAATGCACCTTGTCTAACCTTTAAGATATCATTCATGATAGAGAATATATTAATATCAAGAATATCTTCAATGATACCTCGTCTATCTGATTGACTCATTTGCATGAAAGGTGTGAATGTTGAACTACCAAGTATTACCACTTGAGTAAATGCCTTGTAGTTTAATTTTAGAATTTGTTTTTCAAGATGTTCTTGGTAGTCTCTCATGTTTGCATCTTGGTTCATTAACTTACCATGTAAGTACACTTCAAAGATGTTTGGTTTTGCACCACGAATAACTTTATATCTTTTTTGTCCAACTGAGAATTCAATTTCAACTACCATGTGTCTACCATTAATACTATTAACTAACATGGTCTTAGAAACTTTTCTAAACCCTTTTCCAAATAGTCCAAAGCACAATGCATCTAACATTGTAGATTTACCACTACCATTCTCACCCACGACTAAACAGGCTTTTCTTTTGTCTAGAAAAACTTCTGTAAATGAATTGCCTGTGGAAAGAAAGTTTTTATACTTTACACTATGAAATCTTATCATATCCTAACTTTAAAAATTCTTGTTGTATCTTAATTGCTTCATCAATGTCAACATTTCTTGTTGATGTGTATGTGTTGCCTATTCGGTCAACTTTCATTTCGGTTACCTCAGTGATGTCTACTGTATCATCGTCATTAATGACAAAGTGAACTGTATGACCCTCACATGTGTAGGAACCACTGTATACTACTCCATTCATATTATATACTGCTCGTTTCAAATATTAACATCCAATGCCTCTGTATAAAGAGACCTCATTAAATGTTCTAGTTTCGATTTTTCACCAGAGATTTCCATTTGCTCTATGTGTTTCGTTAATATAGTTAATGTATCTTCTGCATCTGATAGTGCATCATCATCATCCATCATATCCAGATTCCCATGATCTTCTACGACCTTGAAGTCTATAACATCTGCTTTTGCAATCTTTTCTATGAACATATCAAACCAATATGGTTGGTCTTTACTCATAACGACTACTTTAACAAACATATCTTTTAAATGAGAGAAGTCTTTCTCTTGTATTGACTCCATTGTTTCTTTAGAATCATCGTAGAATACTTTTTCAAACATCCTAATAGGGTTTGCTACTGGAAGTATTTCCCTTGTTGATGTATCAAATATATGAAAATATTTTTTATCTCCATAGTCTGACCAAGTGAATTCCATTTGAGAACCCAAATATCTTAAGTTGTTCATTTCTGATTTGGTGTGGAAGTGTCCACTATAAACTGCATCGAATCTTTTAAAGGTATCCAAACTTAATCCATGAGTTGAATAATAGCCTGGCATCATCATTGCACCTTCAATTTCTAAATGACCCATAGCAACTGTTGCGTTTGTAGTATCTAGATGCTCTACTGTGTCGTCAATGTTGTTTCGATGAATCCAAGGCACTAAACATATTTTACACCCATCATAATCTTTAGTAATTACATCACCATAGATTTTTATATTAGGATGTTGCAATAGTGCTTGTGGTGAATTGACTTCGGATGTGTTCTTATAATATAAGTCATGATTACCAAGAATTAAATCCATAGTAATACCAAACTCATCAAGTTTATCAACAAAGTGTTCTTTGTTTCTTTGAAGAGATAGGAAATTGATTCCAGTCCTCTTATCAAAGTAATCACCAAGATGGACTATGTGTTTGATGTCGTGTTCTAACAGATAAGGAAAGAATATTTCTTCGTAGAATTTTCTTTGTAGTTCGTGGAACTGTATGTTATCGTTACGAACACCACAATGTGTATCGTTCAGAATAGCAAATTTCATTAAGTTTTTTTAGATGTGGATTGATAAAAGTTTTCGACACCTTTATTATCGGCTGCCTTTTTCTTTTTACCTCTAGGTTTATAAGTTATTTCATTCATGTTGTCTTGTAAAAACTCGACATACGAATTTGAATACTGGGATGTATCACCATCCATTGTATCAACCATGTCTGTCAATATTCCAGAGTTCATAATTGCTTTCTGTTTAATTGCAGACTGTTTCTTCTCTTTTTGAATCCTTCTAAGGAATGCATAGTATATAATTTGAGTAATATATGCGAATGCATTTGTTGACTTCTCTGGGTTGAAATTATTGATATATTGTAGACAGTTCTCAATACCATCACATATCATTTCATCCCTATAAGAATAATTGATAAAATTCGGTTTAGTCGATAACCTTGTTGCAATTTTATAAATGCACTCACCAATATACTCGGAAACTCTAGGTGGTTCCTTTCCATCTTTGATTGCTTTCTTAACTGCGATATTGTGTTCGGTTATCGCTGCTGTAAACTCTTTATTGTTTACATAATGTTCTGGGTTTGTTTTTTTAACCATATGTAATTATTATACTCCATAATCTATATCTGTCAAGGTACTATTTCGTACTTTTTTTACTTGACAAGGCAGCAATCCATGTTAAAATGAATTGTGTCCCAAAGGGAATGCTATATTAGCTATAAAGGGATTAATGTATAGTCCTATCTTTATTGGGATCAATATTAAAGTCTTGAAGTTCATCTTGGATGTCGTCCTCAAATCGGATGTCTCCCATTTCGTTATCTACATACTGACGAACTGTTTGTTCCATCAAGTTTTTAAATACTCTCCCTTCTTCAAGTTCTTCCTTTGGTGTTCTGACTTGTAATCCCACTTTATCTCGTATCTGTACCCAATCATCCACTCCTTTCTTATAGAAGTCGATAAACTGTTTTGTGATACCAGAAAAATAGGATATATCAGATAACCTCATTATAATGTGGTCTTCATTTGTGTATGGTATTAATGGTGAAAGTTTCATTATTGTCCCTTGTCCTAACATAGAAGGAACAATATCTGCAATCATAGGCATGATTAACTTTACCTCTTGGTTTGCCTTAATAGGTTCAACAACAGAGATAACATGTTCACCAGTGTTTAGTCTTAGATATTTGTAATTCATTTGAACTTTATATTGTGTATTGTGTAAGGAAATCTTTCCTTATTATAAGTATTTATCCTTTCTTTAAAGTGTTTTAGAGTATAATTATCCTTTTTTCCAAAAGAAAGATCGTCTGCAATATCATATACTGTTGCTTTTCCAGTCTTTCCTTTCCTCAAAACCCTTCCAATTGACTGTAAAATCCTTATTTTTGACTTCGATGGACTCGCAAATATGATATTATCTAGGTTTTCTATATTGATTCCAGTAGAGAAAGTACCATATGATGCAATAATAGTTGCATTCTCCGACTTCTCTACGATGGCTCTTGCCTCTTCTCGTGCAATAGTATCAGTTTTACCATATATGAAGAATAAGTTACCACCTAGTTGTAGGAAGTCATCGTATAACCCTTTTCCATGTTTTTCTACATACTGGAAGAGAATAAGGGTATTACCACCCCTATCTTGTGTTAAATTACGAATAAAACGATTTCTTTTCTGATTATCGACCAAAAATTCCATTTCTCGTTGATAATCCATCTTTACTACTTCTTTAGATACCTCTTTAGGGTACTGTAATACCAAACATTGTACATCCAAGTCTGCAAGAACTTCATCTTCTATGAGGCTTGCTGTGCTAGTAACAAAATGAGTAGGGCCAAAGAGACCTTCCAATACCAATTTATGTGTTTGTGAATCATCTAATGTTCCAGTTGTTCCATATCTATGTGAGATACCCTTCATCTTTTCAAGGATACCAGTTAATACTTTTGCTTTGAATAAGTGTGCCTCATCCCCAAATACACACCCAAAATGGTCATAGAAGGACTTAGGCATTCGGCTAAGGGTCTGCCAAGTGGTTACTACTATCTCAGTATTACCTACTTTATTACCACCATACATTTTATCGATAGGTTTATTATACCCATAACCTTCAAAATCAGTTGCCATTTGTTCTACCAAAGATGTAGTAGGTACGATAATTAAGACTGGTTTCTTATGTACTTTTAGATAATGTCGTGCCAGACCATATATGATAAGAGACTTACCACTGGCAGTAGGACTGACCAATAACGATCTGCGATATCTAATCCCATGTGAAATAGCCTCTCTTTGGTAGTCCCTAACCTCAAAAGGTAATTGTAAATTGTTAATGAATCCATCTTCTTCAACATCTGTTTCCCATTGATACCCTTGTATCTCATATTCCCTGTCCTTAGCAAACTCTTGTAATGCGTAGTATAGTCCAGTGTATAGTTTCTCATTACTATATAGTCGAATGTTACCATCCCAATA